GATTTTACAAACGATTCATCTATCATCAGTCTTCGTACACTCTACATTCTAATGCACCAGGATTTGCATCACAATATAACTCTAATGCAGTTGGATCATGATCATCTTCTGGATGATTAGCCTTATAAGCTTCTAAAGCTTCTAATTCTTCTTGAGTGTGTCTTCTCGCTTGTGGAGAAGTGACAGGGTTATCAAGAATTTCTTTATCTTTTGCGATGTGCGTGTCTATGTTGTTCATTGTTTTGCTCCATATAATCCGTAGGAGTCTCTAACGAGTTTTAGTGATGATACCATTTGATTGCCTTCAAAATGATGTCTGACTTCTTTGATTAAGTAATTTCCACTTTGTTCAGCATCCACTTCAGCAGACTGAGACGCATCAACTTTTTGAAATTGTGCGTAAATTATGTTTCCTGCTTTCAAATTGACGTTCATTGGTACTACCATATTTAGCGACTGAGTGAACAATAAATTATAACGAGAAAAAGCTTTTGCCATGTCGGTATTGTCTCTACCGGAATCTTCAGTCTTACCAGATTTATCCAATATTCCAACATCTGCGGATCTAAAAAGAATTCTCGATGGCCTATTACCAAAATCTTTAGGATAAGCTAGTTTACTAGTACCACCAAGTTTAGATTTGATTTCTGAATTTAAACTATAAGTAATTCCACTAATTTTATTTTCATATAAATCATAAAAATATGTAACATTAGAATACATTCCGACTCTAAGAGATTTCATTAAGTCAATGTTTTTTTCAAAATTATAGTTTAAAATGTTAAAATTTGTATTTACATTTTCGGATTCAATAACTCCAGGATTGTAATTATATTTGGGTATTGATTCTTTTGATGTACTACCACTTTGAGATTTTGTTGCAGAAACTAATGTGTCAATACTTCTAAAATGAAATCCGTCTTTATTCTCATAAAATAAAAATCCAGCCACACCTTTAGCAATTGTCCCATTATTTCCCGATGATGCTGTAGCGGGGATACCTTTAGGGCCCAACCAAGTTAAAATATGAAACGGTTTTTTGAGTGTGCCAATAAAACTGTAGGAATTGGATGTTTTCTCAATATTAGTACTTTTGAATTTTTTAGTTTTTAGTACATCTTTGAGAATGGCGGTTACATGATCATTGATTGGTTTTTTATCATACTTTTTTTGAACTCTAGCTGTTTCATTTGTCAATGCTTCACGAGAACATAAGTGAAGAGTAAAGTATTCTTTTGCACCATCTGAAACAATTCCACCCACTTTATAAACATACATTGCATAATCACCATCCAACTTAAAATTTCCACTTAGAGTTTCTATATCAATAACAACTTTTTCTCCACCTCGAATTGGAAGATTATTGAATATCGAATAAGTTGCCGCAATTTGCATAGTCATCGTCACACAAGGAGACAATATATCTTCAAAATAATCACAAAAAATAAGAGAACTGGTTAGATCAATTTTTCTCTTTGTTTCTGAAGATTCAATTATAACTGAATTATATTTTAACGTAGTTAACGCATTAGTAGACATATTACGTTCCCGATAAGTTCGTTAACAAAATAGTTTTGAATAAACTATTTAACACTTGACCTTCGGGAACTGGAGGCATAATTGTTGTTCCCCCACCACCGCCACTTCCGGCAATCACCATAGGTCTCTGTTGAGATCCACCACCGCCACCCATAACAATTGGCATTAATGTTATACTTGATTGTGGTAAATTATAATCTGGATATTGTTGTATTTGCTCGGGAACAGACTGTTGCATTGATGGAACAGGGACGACCACTGATTGGGATGCTTGAACAGTTGAGGGTTTTTCTTTCAACTTCATTTCATTCCAATCATATCCTTTTGATTTTGCCCATATTTTAGCCTGTTGTTGTTGTTCTGGTGTCAGATTTGTCCAAGCAGATTCAATTTTTCCTCTTGCAAAAGGATTACTTCTATTGTCCCATGCCATTTGAAACTTTTGTTGCATCTCGGCACTTGGGGGAGTTGGTGCAGTAGGATTTTGTGATTTATCTGGAACTACTCCAGGTTTTAAATCCTCCATATCTCCAGTTTCTTTACCTTTTGATTCTATTTTTCCTTTGGTTTCGGATAAACCAGATTTAGAACCAGGTTTTAAGTGACCAATCCAAGTACGTGTTCCTTGAATATAACCAGCAATTCCGCCTCTACCATAACCACCAAAACCGGATCCAGTTGGACCAACATTAGTAAGAGGGACTGGTACTTTTGTTCCTTTTTTTACAAAAACATCAATAGATTTTCCTGTTCCACTATGAGTATGTGATCTTCTTGCTTGTTCAACATAACTTCTTATTTCTTCATCGCTGTATTGTTTAGATGGACTTAAGTCCACTCCAGGGTTCAGGTAAACTGGTGATCCTTGTTTTAATAAAGCTTTAACAACCATTGTAGTATCTTTAACAACTCCAGATGCACTATCACCTTGAAAATGGCCATGAACCCAATTAGGAGCGTTACTCACATTACCAGTTTCACCAAATTCTGCATTTCCCGATCCATATTGGACAGAATCTACGCCTCCTGGAGTTGTGTCTTCTGGTAATTTTGGAGCCTCATCTTCTCCAAGTTCTTCATCATATCCTTGAGGAGCACTTTCTTGTGGTGCGGCAAGATTCATTGAAACTTTTTCAAACTTGACAACAACATTTTCAAATTTATCTAATACTTGCGGTAATGTAACTTTACTAGCTGATGCTGCAAGTTTTTGTTTTTGTTCTTGTTGTTTAAGTTTTGCTTTTGTCTTTTCTTTTACACTTCCTTCTCCAGTTGCCTTTTCATAGGCTCTATCAGCGAGGTATCCTCCCGCAAATGATCCCAAACCACCAACTGCAGCTCCTAGTACAAATCCCAATCCAGGAATTGGTACTAATGTCTGACCAATAGCTCCGGCTAATGCTACACCAGCAAGACCTCCAGCAGCTGCACCAGCAGCAGATCCAACAGCACCAGCACCCGCTTTACCTGCAGATTCTCCTTCTGAAATTCCCTGTGCAAAGTCTAAACCAGCTAAGGCTGCGGATAGAATTGGCAACCCCCTAATACCTGGAAGTCTAAGTTTTTTTCCTTTTGGTATTGGTTTTCCTGCTTTTGGATTTGGTTTTGGTTTTGTTCCACCTTTACCGCCTTTACCACCTTTACGACCACCAAAAAGATCTCCAACTAATCCCGCAGCATCTAAAGCACCACTAGCTAAACCGGATAATAAACTTCCAGCGGATCCAAAGGTTGAAGATACATTAATATTAGCTAATTTTTTTATCTTTTTTTCATCTGGAAGTTTAATTGCTTGAAGGTTTGTTACTTCAGTCGTCATGAATTTCAAAAATTCATTATAAGATCTTTGAGTCGATCTCATTTGAGATTTAGAACGGCCGATATTAACAATATTATTAAAAGCAGATACTAAAGGTGATTTTAGTGGAGTATCTTTCTTTGGAGGTGCCATAAGTTATCCGTCCACAATGTTATAAACCATTTTAGAGTATAATGTAAGAAAATTATCGTGATTTGATGACGATAAAAATGGAACCGTAACTCCACCTTTACTCATTACTGGAGGTGGGGCCACAGTATCTCCAACTTTAGTAGATTGTGCTTGTGGTGTAGAGAGATTTAAAGGAGCTATATTAACTTGAGGAGTTTGTTGTGTTGGAGGTTGTGATACTGTTTGTGCAAGTTGTTGTTGAGTCGTTGCTTGTGTTTGTGCTGCTGCAACTGTCGGTGGTTTTTGTGGTGGAGTAGTTACAGTGCCAGTTGGTTGTGTTCCTAATTTTCCTACTGGTCCACCAAAATTATAAAACCAATTACCTCCAGATCTAAATTGAATATCTCCAGATTGTACTTGTCTTCCGCCATAAAAATTCTGAGCACCCTTAACATTTTGTCTGGACATCTCCAGATATTTTGGATCATTTAAAATTGTTCCAGCAACACTAGCACTACCTCCACCAAATATTTGTTGGAGTTTATTTAATCCATCAGGTTCAGAGGCAACTTGTTGTAAATATTTAAATTTTTCTTGAGGAGTATTTCCAGGTAGTTTAGCAGCAATTGGTCCATATTTTGCTGCTGCTGCTGGATCTGCACTTTTTCCAAAAATTGCAGCAGAAATTGGAGAAAATTGATCATATCCAGATAAAACACCTGGTAATCCTTTACCATATTTTCCAGATGCTGAACGATTTAACATAACTTGCATCGCATCAGCAGCATTTTCTGGAGAAGCTGCTTCCATACTTGCAACAAATGCTGCTAACTTTTCATCTCCAGGAGCAGATGTTGTTACTGGTGTAGTTGGAACTCCCCCACTTGCGGGTGGTTTTTCTGGTGTTTTTTGTGGTGATGGAGCAGCACCTCCAGGAGAAGGTTGGGATTTTTTAACATTTGATAATGAATTTATTGCTGCAGAAAATCTATCCAATATCGCATTAAAACGATCTAATAATACACCCGGTATAGCTCCCTCAGCAATTGGTGCGGCTTGGACATCTCCACCAAGATCCATCATTCCACTCACAACTTTTGATCCAAGTCCACCAGCTAATGCAGCACCACCTAACATCAGTCCTGGTTTCCCTGCTCTAAGAAGTCTAGACATTCCACCTAAAGGACTTCTTCTAAGATTTCCTCCAGGAATATCAATATCTAAATTTAATCCTCCACCACCAGCATTTGCAGTAGGTAAATTTGAGAGTTGTTTTACAATTCTTACAATAGTTTGACGAATAATCTTTGCAACATTAAAAGTTTCAGTGAATACCGTTTGAATAGCCTTTAGATTATCACCAAGAGTTTTTACATTTTTTCTATTACCTAAAAATTGAATATATCCTAACGCTTCTTTGTATAGATTTAAGAAATTCTGTAAGATTGAATTTGGTCTTGCAGCATCAATCTTATCTAATCTATCTTGATATTTTTTCTCTAATCCATCAGTTTTTTGATTGACTATTTGAGTTACATTTTGATTTACTGATTGAACTCTATTTTCAACATTAGTTAAAATATTTGATGATAACGTTTGAATGATAGAGTTTAAATCTGGTGGTTTTGCTGCAACTCCAGCAGCCCCTCTTTGAAATCCTACAATTTTATTAGCAGCACTAGCAACAACTCCTTGACCTAAAGGAGATCCGCCAGTGATAAAATTCTGAGCAGCTGCAGCCGTCGTTGGTCTTTCTCTTACAATTCTAGATGGATTGAGTAGTGAACTAACTGCCACGGTTTGCTGCCTGTTGTGCCTTTAAGTTTTCTTCTTCAATGTGCATTTTCAACAGGGTGAGATAGATATCTCTTTCCCAAGGCATCATGTTTTCAATCTCTGTCAAAGAGTATTTATGGAACTGCATGAGAGCGAAGTTGATGCGAAAATATGACTCAAGATCAATATGAGCCATAATTAGCCGAAAAAACTTGTTAGTCCCTCCAGAGTTACAGTATTCTCTACTTTGGTATTTGGATTTACGACAGTGAATGTATGAGACAGTCTGGGCATTGTCTCAAAGAACTTTTCAATTTTTTTGAATTGATCTGCGTTCATACTTTCAATGAACTCGATTAACTCTTTTTTAGTCACATCTGCAGAAGCCCAAGCTTCTTCTGCAGTAAAAATAGATTCAATGCAAGAAGAGATAATATCAAATGATTTTTCAATCGTTGATACGGATTCTTGAGTTGTGAAATCAAAATTGTTTTTAATGAATTGATCCAGTGAAGGATACTTCATTTTAATCATGATTTCATTATCAATTTTTATTTCTGTAGAGTGTTCATCATCTTTTTGGACTTGAACTTGATCTACAAAAACTTTAACAGGAACTTCAGTTGTTCCGTCATCTGAACAAGTTACGACCAAATCTATGGATTCTCCTACCGACTTTCCTCGAACATTCAAGAAAATATATTCAATATCGAAAGATGGTAGGTCTTCTACTTTAATTCCTTTTGTCAGAATACAGTCTTTTAGGACTGATTTAATAGCCAGGGTAATTTGTTTAATATCTTGACTTTCTAAAGCTAAAATCAGAACTTTTTCTTCTTTCACTAGGAATGGTCTATATTTTATAGGTTTTCCTGTAGAAGGTAATTTAAGCTCATAAGTTGGTGTAGCAATCTTAGGTAATGGCATATAATTATGTAATCAATTAAATTTATTTAGAGTGGTTTAAAGGATGGGGAAAGATCAATTCCAGAGTTAACTCCAAATGTCGGATTCGTAAAGTACTCTGGAGCTTCACCCCAAGAAAAAGATGGTTGTGTGAGACTTATATTTTCTCCACTATCGGTTATGAATGGATTTGCATAATTGTTTTGTCCTGTTCCAAAGTGATTCAATATTACATATCGATCATAATTGAAAGATACCGTAGTTTTTGTGATTGTACTGCCTTCATAAGTGACAGGAAGTGCAGTTAAAGTAGTTGGGAATGAATTGATAAATTTATATGTCAACATTGATGGAGTTCTTTCAACATTTCCAGTTCCCGAATTTACATAAATGTCTCTTTCAAATTTAGTTATTGCTAAATCTCTTTTATATGTATTTGGATATCTAAATCTAAAAAATTGATCGTCTGAAAATTGACCTACTCCACCTCTAGGATTACCAGAAACCAATCTACCATTTGTACTATAAAGTGGATTTATAAAATTCATCCACTCTTCAAATAGACGAATAATTCCATATTCCGCATCAACATAGAAAGTCATTGACAGATCTGGAAAGTCTCTTCTATTTGGAAATCTTTCTACAATTCCTTGTCTACTTCCAGTCTCTTCAATCATACTGAATGAAGCTCCTGGGAGGGAAGTCTCATTACACATGAATTCATAACGAAGTGAATTTAGATATGAACTATTTCCATTGAATAAGTTTGACCCCAAAACTCCACATGTAACCAACCAAGCATTGATATCGGAATCTGAGTTTGTAGTTGGATATGTATCACCAAGAAATAAAGTGACTTTAAATTGACTTGTAACAGATAGTTCACCAAATAATTCACTAACTCCAGGTAAAGCTGCACGACCGTCATTAGTATTTCTAGGCAGAGTCATCCTTGTATAGATAGGATCAATTCTATACTCGTTTGAAGGAAAATCCGGCCTAAATGGTTCAGCCATCTATAAATATTACTTAAGGATCTATAGTATGTATATGAGTTATAAGGGAAAATATCGACCAGAAAACCCGAAAAAATATAAGGGAGATCCCACGAATATTGTTTATCGTTCTTTGTGGGAAAGAAAATTTATGCGTTATTGTGATTTAAATGAAAATGTGAATCAATGGCAGTCTGAAGAGTTTTGGATACCATATCTTTCTCCACTCGATAATAAAGTTCATCGTTACTTTCCAGATTTCTTTGTAAAATATAAGGATAAAAGTGGAAATACACGAACAGTTGTTATTGAAATTAAACCCAAGAAAGAATTGCA